CGAGGAGTGGGAAGCACGTCAGCGAGAGGAGCAAAGTAATGGAGGATCCAAAGCCGAGCGTTGAAATACGGATCATGCGTCGTCCTGATCAAACGATGTATTATGCAGTTCTGGTTCGCAGCAAGGTGAAACCATCGCTCAAGAAGAAGGGCATACTAGAAGTGGAACGAGGTAATCAACGAGACGTAATCGGAACACTTGCGGCTGCTATGGCTGAAGAACTATGTGAACAGTATAGTGATACACTTGATCCGAGCACAGTAGCCGCAACAGCCGAACGAGCATATACAAGGCTGATGGACGAGAATCCTACTGTATTCGGAATGGGGAATGAGGCTCCACGTGCAACAGACCCTACTCTGGAAAGAAACTAGCGAAGGACTGTTGGCCTTTCTCGCCGAGGGGAAGCGTGAGCGACCGATAGTGTGGGCTCCTCAGCCGGGGAGCCAAGGAGCCTTTCTGAGTTGTCCTATATATGAGGTTCTTTACGAGGGGACACGTGGTCCAGGTAAGACCGACGCCCTGCTGATGGATTACTTGCAGCATGTCGGTCGTGGATATGGAGTTGAATGGCGAGGCATACTGTTCAGGCGAACGTATCCTGAACTGCAAGATGTAATAGATAAGAGCGACAAATGGTTCCGTCGCATATTCCCAGGAGCCGAATATAATCGTAGTTTGCATGTATGGAAGTTTCCTACTGGCGAACAGCTATTCTTTCGTCATTTTGAACGTCCCACTGACTATTGGAAATATCATGGACATGCTTATCCATGGATCGGTTGGGAAGAACTGACCACTTGGCCTGATAGTTCTTGCTATACGAGCATGTTCAGTTGTGCACGGAGCAGCATTGTTGGAGTACCTATTAAAATTCGCAGCACGACGAATCCTTATGGAGTGGGACATAATTGGGTCAAGAGCCGATGGCGATTGCCTATTGCCCAAGGACATATGATTGGTCCGGTGATAAGAGATAGCCGAGATAGGGAAGGCAATATCGAGCTGCCTCGTGTAGCGATACATGGCGAGCTGCAAGAGAATAAAGTGCTACTGTTCGCTGATCCGCAATACATCAGTCGTATCAGCAGTGCCGCTCGTAATCCCGAAGAGCTGAAAGCATGGCTCCATGGTGATTGGAATATTGTCGCCGGAGGCATGTTTGACGACGTATGGCGACCAGCGAAACATGTGGTTCCCAATTTCCCGTTGAAGTTAATCCCTCGTGGATGGCGAATAGACCGTAGCTACGATCATGGTCAATCCGCTCCGTTCAGCGTCGGCTGGTGGGCACAGAGCAATGGTGAACCGTTCAAGTATGGGGATCATATATATGGCAGTGTCCCCGGTGATCTATATTGTATTGCTGAATGGTACGGCTGGAATGGCCGACCGAATGAGGGAGTGCGTATGCTCGCCGGAGATATAGCGAAAGGCATATTGGAACGTGAGGAAGACTATGGTATACTTGGCCGAGTGCGTCCTGGTCAGGCGGATAGTAGCATCTTTGATGATTACGAGCCTGGAAGCAGTGTCGCTGGTGATATGCGACGCATCGGTGTGCAGTGGCTCAAAGCCGACAAGGGACCAGGAAGCCGGAAGCAAGGTTGGGAACAGCTTCGTAAGATGTTGACTAATGCAATGGAGCCCTATCGTGAAGAACCTGGACTGTTCGTGCTGGCCCGATGTACCGAGTTCCAGCGGACTGTGCCTGTGCTGCCTCGTAGTGATCGCGACTTGGATGATGTGGATACCGCCGCCGAAGATCATATAGGCGATGAAGTGCGATACCGTATTCGTCGCAAGCGGAAAGAGACTGGTTCAGAATCATGGCGATGAAACGAAAGATATTACGACCAGTAAAGAAAGGCACTATTGACCGGAGAACATTGCGACGAATTATACGTGCAAGCATATCCAAGGCTGATCGTGCTGCTGTTCGGCGAGCAGCCGTAGTTCGAGAGCCTAAAAATAGGTCGTTTTAACAGTGCTCGATCGAGAGCCTAAAAATAGATCGTTTTAACAGTGCTCGATCGAGAGCCTAAAAATAGGTCGTTTTAACAGTGCTCGATCTGAAAGGTGAAAACAATGGCAACAGAGAAAGATCCAAAAAGTCCAACGACCACTAGCTTTGCCTATGATGCAATGGCTGCAATGTGGCACAAGGTTCAGACAGTGCTGGATGGTACCGAAGCAATGCGAGCAGCCGAACAGGCATACTTACCACAGCATGAAGCTGAAACGACCGAGGCCTATGCCGAGCGATTGGCGAAAAATACATTGTTCAATCTGAGCAAGATCACGCTGGATAGCTGGGTCGGTCGGCCGTTCAGTGACCCAATCGGTTTCACCGAGGTACCAAGTAAAGTAGAAACTGTGATGGACGATGTCGATTTACTTGGCAACAATGTTCATGTTTTTGCCCGAAATTGGTTCAAGGATGGACTGGCGAAAGCCTACAGTCATGTTCTTGTGGACTTTCCTCGTATTGACGAGGAGGCTCCTCGCACATTGGCCGACGATCAGGACACTGCTCTGCGTCCGTATTGGATACATATCAGTCCGGAGCAGTTATTCTTCGCTGATGCTGAAATCGTGGATGGTCGTGAAGTGCTTCGCGAAATACGTATTATGGAACAGGTGAATGATCGGATCGGATTTGCAGAAGTAGTACAGCCACAGATCCGTCGTGTATTCATGCAGCAGCATACCGACGAGCAGACTGGCGAGCTGGTATCGGTGGGCACTGTAGAACTGTATCGATTACGAGAGAAGAAGAAGAAGGATAAAGAGGAATGGTACAAAGTGGAGGAATATACGTTCAGCTTGGATCGTATTCCTCTTGTTACGTTCTATGCAGACCGAACAGACTTTATGGAAGGTACCAGTCCGTTGGAGGATTTGGTTGATCTTAATATTTCCCACTGGCAAAGCACAAGTGATCAACGAGCGATACTGACAGTTGCACGTTTCCCCATGCTGGCAGTGAGTGGAGGTACCGACGATGGGAACAAGGTCATTATCGGTCCGTATAGGATCCTCTATTGTGCTGATCCAAATGGGAAATATTATTATGTAGAACATAGTGGAGCAGCAATAGATGCTGGTCGGCTTGATTTGCAGAGTTTGGAAGAACAGATGGGTGAGTATGGTGCCGAGTTCTTGAAGAAGCGTCCAGGTGATGTGACAGCTACAGCACGAGCACTTGATGCAGCCGAGGCAACGAGCAGTTTGCAAGATACGACTCTTCGCTTTCAGGATGCACTGAATCAAGCTCTATACTATACGGCTCTCTGGTACAAGCTCGACAGTGGAGGACAGGCAATGTTGACTACCGATTTTGGACCAGAGGATGTAGATGCTGCTGAGCTGCTCACATTGAAGGATACACGTAAGGCAAAGGATCTGAGTCGTAAGGCGTATTTGGAAGAGCTGAAACGGCGAGGCATGTTGCCTGATGATTTCGACATTGATGTCGACGCTGCACAGCTTGAAACTGAAGCAATGAATATGTTTGGTGAATTGAAATTAGATGAAGGTGAAGGAGAAGAGGAATAGTAATGCCTTTTAAGAAGATTAAACGTGGAAAAAAGAAGGGTAAGTATCGCAGTCCGAGTGGACGAACGTTTACGAAGAAACAAGTGCAGCGATACTATGCCAAGGGAAAGAAATTTAAGTGAGCACAGCCAACGAACGACTCTTTGACGTGAGTATCAGGCATGCTATCGGTGTGCAACGATACACTGCTGGTGAAGTGCGTGAGATGCTTATTATGTTGAAAAAAGCTGAACGTGATTTGCAGAAAAAGCTATCGGCTCGACTGGTGCAGGGCGATTGGACAAGCAGGCGGTATCAGACATTGATGCAGGATATCAAAGCGATGCGGAAAGCTCTGTTCGCTCAGCTTCATAGTTCTTCCAGAGTAAACTTGCTGAAGCTGGCAAAGGCCGAACAGCAATTCACCCGAGGCATGTTACAATCGGCTCTTCCTTTTCATATAGACTTTGCCACTGCATCGGCACAGACGCTGAATACCCTAGTGACGGCACAGCCGTTCAGTGGAGGTACTCATGCAGCGAAGACGCTTGGTCAGTGGTGGACTGGTGTGGCAGCCGCAGACCAGAGTCGTATCACCGGAGCCATTCAGCTTGGAATGATACAAGGCGAATCGGTGCCACAGATGGTTGGTCGTGTGATGCAGAGTCAAACATTGACACGTGCGAATGCTGAAACCGTCGTGCGGACTGCCGTAAATCATGTCAGCAATAGCAGCAGAGATGCGTTCTTCAAGGAGAATAGCGACATCGTCGAGATGACAATGTGGGTCAGCACATTGGATGGGCGAACTACAATGGTCTGTATGGACCGGGATGGTAGTTATGATAGTGTGACCGGAGAGAATTGGGATCGTATACCGGAGCCTCATCTTGATCCGCCTGGAGCTGCTCCGCCTGCACATCCCCGATGTCGTAGTGTGAAGATTGCAATCCTTGATGCTGAGAATTTATCGAAACAGTTACCGAGCCGAGCCTACGTTCGTGACACACGTACCAATAGAATGCGAGCGAAGGATTTCCGTGCTGATGCACGAGAGCAAGTTGGCAAGGCACGATGGAAACGTATGTCGGTCAAGCAGAGGAATCGTGCTATTACAAAACAGAAGAAGGCATGGACTGCTGAAAGCATCGGCCATGTTCCGGCCAAGGTGAATTATGAGCAATGGCTGCGTCGTCAGCCTGCCAGTTTTCAGAATGATGTGCTCGGTATAGCGAAAGGCAAAGCATTCAGAAAGGGTTTGAAGATTAATCAATTCTTAGATAAGCAAGGGAACGAGCTCACGTTGGTACAGCTTCAAGCATTGTTCCCGACATATATTAGTCTGTAGAGGAGGTGATACTGTGTTTTTTATTGGATCAATAAGGCGATTCTTTCTGTTTCCTTTTTCATGCAAGTGGAATGCTTGG